CCTCCTCCTCCCTTGCCTTCCTCGCCGCCTCGACCATCGCCCCCATCACCTCCTTCTCCGTCCGAGCCGACAGCCGAGCCGCCGCCTCCTCCCTCGCCGCCGCCGCCGCCCTCGCCGCTATTTTTACTAAATTAGAATTTTCAGCAAGTGACATTCGTTTATTTATAAAATCCTCCACTTGTTTTTCTTGTTTTTCTTGTTCTGAAGTTAACCCTGACATTTATATAATAATATAATTAAATAATAATATAATAAAATAATTAATTTATTATATTATTTTTTAAATTTAAAATTTGCAATAAAATCTTTTTATTAATCAAAATGAAAAACCCATATATGGGAAGCCATCTTCCCTCCCGGAGGTGGAGCTAATATTACATTAATTTTATTATAGAGTGCGTAATCAAGAGCAGGGTGGTCACCTGTTACAAAAAAAATATTTTTTTTGACTTTAGCGTAGTCGGCCGCGGTCTTCGAGCCAGTGAGGGCAAAGCACTTATCTATTGGAAATGTTTGTGCAGGAGTTGCGGAAGGATAAAAATCTGTAAAATCGCCCCATTTTGACCCAGGAGATAGAGTTGGAGCTTTATCAGGTCTAATTAATTGAAATTTATTTGTCGTAGGGTACTGGGTATTGATTAAATAAGAGGCTAGTTTATCTGCAAAATATATTTGTAAATAATCTCCACTTCTTTTTCTTTGATAGAATGACCCAACTTGTTTTAATTTTGTATCATCGGTTTCTGGCGTTCCAAAAAAAAAAGCTCCTGTTTGTGTACCTAAAAAATCATCTATTTCATCAGCCATTTTACTAATTGATTGATCTTTGCCATAAAAAGGTTGAAAATCGCCATTTCCACGTGTAGGCCTGAACTCTAAATCTTCTCCGATGGTCGGCTGATGCCATCTTACCGCTATCGTGAAGCCATTCTCTCTTTCTAAAGTTATATTATAACTAGTTATAGGTAATGGTTCATTATTATTAATAGTAGTTATTATAGCAGTACCGGTAGTACTCACTTGAGAAGAATATAACCATGATAAACAAAAAAATTTATTATTATCTGTCAAAGGTTGGTTGTAAATAAAATTTGCGTTACCTGGATCGTTCTTCCCAGCAGGGTCACTTAAAGTTTCATTAGAATGAATAGTATGAATAAAAATTCTCTCCATGTCGTCGGGGAGGGCCCGTATTTTTTTTAAAATTTTATTTCTAAAATGATCACCAACATCTACAACAAAAAAAATATGTTTATGTCTTCCGTCACTATCAGATTCGCAGCGGTCAAATATATTCATTACATCATTTCCATATTGAGTAGCTCCTTTAACTAAATCAGATGATGATACTTCTTGTTTTTGTTCTAAATGAAAAACATTAACATTAGACTCACCTAATTTAGTATTTACAGTTTGGTTACTCCACATATTTTTTGATATATCTTTAAGCCAGCTTCTTCCACTATTAATTAATGGCACATTACCTCCTGCTTTACCCCCAGGTAGAAGGTTATTTGTCAATGTCGTTGTATTACAGCTCTGTAATGTTGTTGCAGGGACAGTAAATTTATTAAATGTTAAATTAGTTATTTGGTCATCGCTTGTTGTGTCCTTCAAAATTGGTAATGTAGTAAACTTACCAACATCACTACATGTGTTCCCAATATTTTTGGATAAAGCTGTAGTTAAATTACTCGGGTTACCACTGCTAAGTCTTTCAGCCATATTGCTAGCTGTAATTGGATAAGTACCAATAGATATTCCTGCAAAATCATGAAAAGCTTCTGCTTTTATAAAAAGACATTTATTAAAAACCTTTTCATTTGAGTAGGTCGACATTATTTATATTAAATAATTAAAAAAATTTATTAGATTAGACAATTATAAATAATTAAATTGATTTAAATATATTTTTAATAAAATAATTAAAAATATGTTTCATTTATTATCACCTATTAGTTATGCTATTTTTGTGCGATCTTTAGATTTGATTAAACCATGCCCTAACAATTCTTTAATGATTAAACTTAGAAAAATACATAATATAAATCTTTCTGTTTTATCTGTAATTATGTTGACTGGGTTGGCTATAGGAAATTATCAAGAAGATAAATTTTATCCTTCATATAATTTACTATGTAAAAGTTATAATAATAATTATTATGCAGTTAAATTTACACAATTATTTCTTTATTCAAAATATTTAGAGTGGTTTGATTCATTATTTCTTCATTTGTCAAATAAACCTATATCACAATTACAATATACACATCATATGTCAACTGCTATACTAGTTTATGTTAATAGTTATGAAAAATTAGAAAATTATGCATTTATACCAATTTCTTTAAATTGTTTTGTACATATTTTTATGTATTGGTATTTTGCATATCCAAAAGGAGTATTAGTAAAATTTAGAAAAATGATTACAATTAGTCAAATAATTCAACATATATGTGTGTTTTCTACATCAATTTATGTTCGCTATTTAGATAATTGTGAAATTGATATATACGCAAATAATTTAACAATTATATTATATTCAATGTATATTTATTATTTTACTAGATTTTATGTAAAAACTTATGTAAATATTGAAAAAAAACTAAAAAACTAAAAAACTAAAAAACATCAATAAATATTTATTTAATATCATAAAATATATTTTTTTTATCAAATCTAGTATTTATTTTTTTTGAAAAACATTCTTTATACTTTTTTCCTAATAAAAATTTTGTAATATTAAAATTCGACTTATGATTTCTTTTTAAAATTATTAAATAAGATATTATACCTATTATTGTTATTAAAAATGAAATTATAAATAAAACATTACTTAATTGAGTTATTAAATCTATATTTTTAGAAATTTCATTATTATTATCTTGATTTTTTTCAAGCTTTAATTCTAGATCTTTTTTATATAAATTTAATAAATAAATAATACAAATACATATTAAAACTACAATTGTTATAATAGTAGGTGATCTCATTATTAAGATAAACCAAATATACAAAATAATTGATTCAATAATTTTTGTAATAAAATTGGCTTGTTCTAATAATAAACCTACAAAAAATAACATTATAAAAAAACCAATAATATGTTTAACTATCATATATCTATCTAAAAATTGTCGCAAACCACAAGAAAAAATATCACCACTAAAATTTCCAGCAATTATAAATATAAATATTGATAATTTACTAACTAAAAGTGCCATATTATCTATTTTAAAATTAAACATTATTAATATATAACATTATAAAAATTTATTTTTTATAATATTATAATTTTTTAGTGTTTTCTAAAAATACAAATTTGTTTATCTATTCCACAAATCATATGGATATTAAATGGATCTATATTATTATTTATATCTGGATCTGTATTATCAATAAAATTATTTATAAAATGTGTTATTTCTTCATTTTCTTTAATAGTTTCCAAACTTTTTAACCAAAATTTAATAATACAAAAATTTTTTTTTGGACTAATTGAAATACCATTTATATTTTGTAATACATTTTTATCATGATATAATGTATTTCCTATTAAACTGTAACACAATTTTTTCCAAACATTATCAATCAAACAATTAGATATTTTATATGAAAAGCTTCCTCCCTCTATATTTTCTTCACTTTCCCATAATGGTAAAACATTTTCACGCATCAAAAAAACCATGGACTGCGTAATAATTTTAAAACTTAAATTTTCTATTAATATTATTCCATCTTCTAGTTTATCAAATTCTGTTATTTTTTTATAGCTAGAAATATCCCAATTTGTATCACTTTGTAAATGAAGCCAGCATGTCCAACTATTTATTAATTTATTCATAAACTTAGTTTTATAAATATTTTATTAATATTTTTAAATAGATTTAATTATTTATTTTAGATAAATAATTAATATATTATATATATATAATATGGCAAAGCTTTTAGAATTATCACCCCAAGACAATGAAAATATTATAAAAGAATTATTAACAACGTGCAAAACTTTATCTAGAGGCAGTATACGTTTAAATCAATCTCAAAAAAAATTATTATTACGAATTTTTGAAAGTAAAACACTTATAGATGGATTAACTATTAAATTGAATAAAATAGTAACAAGATATTCACAAAGACCTTTTAAAACTATAAAAGAAGCATTACCTGCTTATCCTCCACCCATTGCCAAAATATCTTCATCTAAACAAGATAAAGATTTAAAAAAACGTTTAGCTATATTAAAAATGTCTTCATCTAAACAAGATGAAGAATTACAAAAGCGTTTAGCTAAGTTACGAAAATTATCTACTTCTTCAAGAAAAACACAAAAAATACAAATATCTAATGATAGAAAATTTGCTGAAAAATTACAATTATCAGATGATAGAAAATTGGCTAAAAAATTACAATTATCAGATGATAGAAAATTGGCTAAAAAATTACAACAAGAAGAAGAAAAAAAAATACAAGAATATAATGACTTGCAATTAGCGAGAAAAGTGGGAATAATGGGTAGTGCTGCTTTTGCCAAAGGTAAAACATTTAGAATAAAGAAAAAATCTAAATCACCTCCTAGTAAAAAATATAGAAAACCTAAAAAATAAATATAAAAAATTTAATAAATTTTTTTTATAGATAATAAATATACATCTTGCTCTTTAATAAAATATGTTTTAATATTTTTATTTTTATTTAAAATATAATAAATTGAAAACCAATTATCTGGAATATGAATATCTTCAATAACAATCCACCCATTTATCTTTATATTATTTAATGCAAATAACAATGTATTTAAATTTGCTGCTATTGAATGAAGTCCATCATCAATAATTAAATCATATTTAATATCCCCAAATGTATTTTTTATATTTTCAAATGTTTTTATATCTAATTGGTCAACATAACATGTTTTTATTTGTTTTTCATTAAATAAAATATTTTTATCAATATCAGCACCATATATATTTGCATTTGGTAAATACTGCTTAAAAGCATATAAAGAAGCTCCTGGTCTTCCATCACTTCCCATTGATGAAACTAATTTTGGATCATTAGTTCCCAATCCTATTTCAAGAATATTTATTTTTTCTGAAGATATATCATTTAAAATATAAGAATACATATGATGATAATTATGTTTACTACTTTTATCTGATCCATTTTTTTTTAATATTTTACCCAAAATATCTGACTTTTCATTGCTAAATAATGAAATATCAATAATATTAAAACAATAATTTTCATCTATATTTTTAACTAAACTATTAAATTGGTCAATTATTAAAGAGGCTCCTTTTAACCATAAATGTTTATTATTACAATCATTTGCAGAACCTGCTGAAAATTTACTTAATAAATTAAAATCCATTATATTTATATATAATGAATTTTAAAGTTATTATTATTAATTAAATTAATTATTATTTTGTTCATCATTTAGTGAATCATTCCAAGCTGTTCTTGCTGCTTGATTTAAATTTTTCCAATTATCTTGGATTTTTTTTTCACTTATTATTTTAATAATATCTTCTTGAGTATATTCAGAATTGTTTTTTAATCTATTAGCAGTTTTTTCATATTCTCCATTATAATACTGTGGATCTTGTTGTCTCATTTTTTCTGTAATTGTATTATAATTATTATCTAAATAAGCAAAATATCCGTCCATTTTAAATATATCATCATACATTTCACTATATGAAGTACCACTCTCATTTTGTTGATCATCTTGATATAATTGATTATCTTTATTTTGTTGATTTTGTTGATTTTGTTGATTATTATTGTTATCTGTAATTTGATAAGTTTTTTCATCATAATCAGAAAAATTTGATCTGTAACCTAAACTTTTTGATAACTTATCATTATAATTTAAATCTACTTCATTATTGCAAAGATCAAAATTACATGAAATAAATAATCGTGGTGATATTTCTATTAATTCATTTTTGTATTGACTTAACTTTTTTTCTGATAAACTTTTTTGTAAATAATTACAAAAGATGGTTCTAAATAATTTATGATTTTTTATATTATTTATAAACATTCTCTCACCAAATACATTTATAAATAAATCTGCTATAAAATAAGTAACAGGATTTTCTTTATAACTTAAATTTGGTGATATTTGATTTAAATCTGGAATATTATAGTTTTTATTTATTTTTCGATACAATTTATTTCTTACTTGATCTCTATCTACCCTTTCAATACTATTAAATTCATTTAATAAATACATATATTTTTGTTGATTTAATAAATTTACACCTGATAAATTTAAATCTTTATTTAAATCTTTATTTAAACCATTATTTTCATTATTTTCATTATTTTCATTATTTTCTGAATATTCTATATTTTTTTGTAAATCATCTTCATCTGGATTTAAACCAAATACTTTTAATAAAAGTGTTGAAATTATAGTCATCATTATTATAGGAATAAAAACCAAAAACCATGCTATAACATTATATCCTAAATCACATAAAATATTAATTATTAGTGCAAAAACAATCATAATTATAAATTTTAAAAATGCTTGATTAAAAATACCATTATAGATATCAATTATAATTTGTATAATTGAAAATCCTATATATACAATTACAGGAGGACATAAATATGTTAAGAACATTATAATATTATTATAGTAAAATATTATAATATAAAATCAAAAAAACTAAATATTACCTAATCTCTAAATTTGAATTATTATCCTTTTCATCTCGATCTTCATCTCGATCTTCAT